GAGAATTAGAACTCCAGAAGCTCTTCCTCCTAGTGTAGATGTAGTTTCTGCTTCTGAACAAAAAGCTAGAGAAGAAGAGAGAAAGCAACAAGAAGAACTAAATAAAAATGTAAAATCCCGTATAGCTCAACAAGAAATAACTTTAAACGCACAACAAGCAAACGACCGAGCAGCGGAGCAAGCACTAGAAGACCTTCTATGGTCAGAAGAGAATTTAACTTTTATAACTGATGATAACTCAGCTGTTACAGAAAGAAATACTAAAGCATTACAAAAAGCATCTAATATATACTTCTTGAATAAGCAAACAGGTCAATTTGAGTCTTGGAACTTAGATGCTAAGAAAGATACTTCCGGAATATCTCAGCAGGAATTTTTAGCTAAGTATGAAGGTACAACTGCACAGCAATATAAATACTTTGTTCAAGCAGATGCACAAACTCAACGAACTTATCAAATTATTAATTCTGATATGGGTAGAACTTTAACTCAATGGGGAGTAGATGCAGAAGGAGTGTTTAATGCTGGGGCTGGTGCTTTATCTCAAACTATAGGTATGGTATTTAAAAATGGTACTAAAGATTTAGGTAATACTCTAAGAAATGGAGCAGCTAATTTTGCTGTAGCAATTTCACAATCTATAATGCAGGGAATGGCTAATAAAGCTGGTGAAAATATTATGGATTGGATATTCTCTGCAGATGGTAATATTCTTTCTGGAGGTTTTAGAGCCTTCGCAAATGGGGGCACTGTAAATAAACCAACCTTAGGTATTGTTGGTGAAGGTAAGTATCCTGAAGCTATTATTCCAATGCCTGATGGTAAATCTATACCTACTACAGTAACTAATCAAGGTTTAGCTGCTCAATTACAAACTGGACAAACTGTGCCACTTGGAGGTGCAGCACTCAATACGGCACAACAAATGATTACTGGTTATGCTGAAGGTGGTGTGATTAATGATAAGTTTGGCAAAAAGTGGTATAATCAACCAAAGCACATCAATATCGACGATAATGTTTTAGGATTGTTACCTGGTTTACTAGCTCCAATATTCAAAGTAAAATTTGGTGGCTGGCCATTTGGTGGTCTATTTGAGAATCTAGTATCAAAAATGGCTACTCCAGCAGCTAAAAATCTCACTCTTTATGGTAATAATACTTATTATCATAAAGAAAATCTGTGGACTGAGGGTGGATCACCTAGCGGTGTACCTAAACTTGCAAAAGGTGGTATTGTTGATAGACCTACAAATGCTATTATAGGTGAAGCAGGACCTGAAGCAGTAATACCACTAAACAGACCTTTACCAGTACAAATAGTTGGAAAAGGTGCTGCATCAGCACCTGTAGTTAATGTAAGAGTTAATGTTACCAATCAAGGTGCTTCTGTGGACGTTCAACAACAAGGTGGCGATAAAGATGCTGGCCAGATGAAAGACTTTGGTGATAAGCTTGGAGATATGATAGCAGGAGCAGTTAGACAAGAACTACTAGATCAACAAAGATACGGTGGTTTGTTAAACGGATATTCGAGGTAATATATGTTAAATTTTAATTCAGCTGTCAATAATATAAACCCCACTAAGGGAGTTAAAAACTCAGTACAACCTAGAGTTTTAAAGGCTCAATTTGGGGATGGATATGTACAAAGAAGTACTGATGGGATAAATTCTATATCTGAAACTTGGACTATATCCTTTGCTAATAGAACTACAGCAGAAGGAGATTTAATACTCGAATTCCTTGAGGCTAGGGGTGGTGTGGAGGCGTTCTCTTGGACGCCTCCATATGCTTCTTCAGCAATTCATGTAGTCTGTTATAAGTGGGACTCCACTTTACCACTGGCACCTGATACCACAACTGTTAACTGTACTTTCACCAAGGTATTTGAATAATGTCAGATTTAACTTCAAAAATACAAACACTAGAGCCTGGTGCTATAATTGAATTATATGAGTTAGACTTATCTAGTATAGGTGGTTCTGAAGTATTAAGATTCCATGCTGGGACTAATGAAGTATATGAAAATATAATATGGCAGGGTAATAGGTACATATCTTTCCCTATTGAAGCAAGTGGCTTTGAATATTCAGGTAGAGGAGCAGTAGCAAGACCTAGTCTTAAAGTTGCAAATATTAATAACTCATTTACTAATTACATACAAGACTACGATGACTTAGTAGGTTGTAAAATAACTAGAAAACGTACTTTTGCTAGATACTTAGATTCTTATTGCGTTATATCAGGAGAAGCTACATCAGGCACTTGTAGTTTATCAGAATATTTAGATAAGACAGAATGTACAAATGCTGGAGGTACTTGGACTACTTATACATCTGCTACTTGTACAGGTACTTGGTACGCTAATGCTACAGCAGATGATACAGCATTTTTCGAAGATGATATATACTATATTGATAGAAAAGCTATAGAAACAAAAATTCTAGTATCTTTTGAATTAGCTCCTTCTTTTGATGTTGAAGGTGTTAAACTTCCTAAAAGACAAATAATTAGAAATACTTGTCTATGGACTTATAGAGAAGCAGAGTGTGGTTATACAGGTACTAATTATTATGACTCAGACGGTATTAGTGTTTCAACTGCCGAAGAAGATGTATGTGGTAAAAGAGTATCAGATTGTGAATTGAGATTTGGAGTAAACGGAGTTATGCCTTTTGGTGGATTCCCTGGAGCAGGATTAAAGGTAGGATAATGGATGATAAAAATCTGGATATACTTAGAAAGCAAGCAGAAGAGGAATTTCCTAACGAGGCTTGTGGATTACTAATAATTAAAAAAGGAAAGGAGTTATACTTACCTTGTAAAAATGTTGCGGATTATCCAGATCAAGACTTTATAATTTCTCCAAAAGATTATGCAGATGCAGAAGATCAAGGAGATATTATAGCTATTGTTCATACACATCCAAATGTATCCGCAGAAGCTAGTCAGGCTGATAGGATTAGTTGTAATACTAGTAATAAGCCTTGGTATATATTAGCTTGGCCAAAAGATGAGCTAAACTATATAGAACCAGATGATTTCAAACTACCCCTAGTAGGAAGACAATTCAGTCATGGAATAATAGACTGCTATACTTTAGTTCAAGATTATTATAAAGATACTCTAGATATAAAATTAGACTATATACCTAGAGAGATGGAATGGTGGGATAAGGGTCAAAATATTTATGTAGAAAACTATACTAAACAAGGTTTTGTACTTATAAATAATCCTTCAGATATTAAAGAACACGATGCTTTTTTAATACAACTAATATCCTCTGTTCCAAATCATGCTGCTATTTATATAGGTGAAGGATTAATTATGCATCATGTAATGGGTAGATTATCTTCCCGTGATGTATACGGGGGGTATTGGAGAAAACACACTACCCATCATTTAAGGCACAAATCATTATGTTAACAACTATAAAGTTATGTGGGGAACTAGGTGATAAGTTTGGAAAAAGCTGGAATTTAGATATTAATTCCCCTGGAGAAGCCGTTAGAGCTATTTCAGCAAATAAACCTACTTTTAATTCCTATATAGCTAATTCAGATCAATACTATAAGATTGAAGTTGGTTCTGATAATTATGGTTTTAAACAGATAAATAATCCATCATTTGGAAATGAGATAAGAATTATTCCTATAATTGCTGGTTCAAAAAAGGATGGGTTAGGTCAACTTATTTTTGGTGCTTTAATGATTTATGGTGCTTGGCAGTTTGGTCCTGCTGCAGGTATGGATTGGAGCAGTACAATAGGTGGTACTGAATGGCTGTTTGGTGGTTTTTCTTTTGGTGATGTTGCCAAATTTGGGGCCGCATTGGCCTTAGGAGGCGCTGCACAAATGTTGGCTCCCCAACCTAAAACTCCTGAAACAGTAACTGCTGATAATCAACCTTCTTATTATTTTGATGGTCCAGTAACTACATCTAAGCAAGGTTTACCTGTACCTGTTTGTTATGGTCGTATGATAGCAGGAGGTGCCATCATAAGTGGAGGAATCTTCTCAGAAGATTATGTACCATGAAAACAGTACAGTTATATGGGGAATTAGGTAATAAATTTGGAAAAGA